GAAGTTGATTTCAGTAGGCGTGGTCGGCGTAGTGTCGTCACATGATTCAATGGTGACCACCCCGGCTGCTCTCGGATCAACGCCAATGCTGTAAATAATGGTGGCATGCGCCCAATTATTCATCAGCACAATAACCGGACTGTCTGCACCGGCCAAATCGTCGATATCTATTGGATAGTACAGGGTTACAATCGCCCCATCTTCCACGATGTTAAATCCTTTTCCAGACATGTTAAGTCCTCCTTCTATTTTTGGTTAGGAGGGGTTGCCCCCTCCGGTTAATTAATAGTTAACCTCATCTTGCGGCAAGGGCCACAAAGTGCGACTGGGTCGCGCCCGCTCCACCCTTATAAGGCGTCAGGGCCGATGCCCTAACCGGCTGTCCATCGATTCTCAGAATAAATCTGAATACCTGCTGATCCGTGAGAAATTCCACATGGATCGACACGTCTGCCTGCACTCCGCCTTTCTGCGCCAGTATGTAGCCGTTAAGGTCTGCCAGTATGATGTCACCGACATCGCCAAGCGCCGAAGCCTGCTCTATCGGAATGACAGGCCTACCCAGAAGAGTGCCGTAGGGGGACTGATTCAATCCGCCCGGAGGCATAAATACAAGCTGTCCACCAGTACCTACTGCAATGCTCATTGTGTAGAGCTGAGGCATGCACATTTGATTGACATACCAGTTGGCATTGAGATAGCTAGAAGCGAAAATCCGGCTCGACATCTTGATGACATTTTCCGCAACGATGGTATCCGCGTCCTGTCCGGTTTCCTTCGTTACGGTAACAAGGCACCCGGAATTCAGGATACCAAGCGGTTGACCTGCGCCGGTTCCCCTGATAATTGCGTCATCGACAAGAAACGCAAACTCTGAGGGGAAAGCGTTCCGAATAAAACCTTCCAGTGCTGCGGCATCTGCCAGGAGTTCGTCAGTCGCGTAGCAAATCCCCATAAGCTTGTGAAGGTTCAATTCGATCTTACGGAATTTCGGTTTGCTTTTGGTAGCTTCCGATGCTTCATCTGCCCAATACCCTTTAATTCCGCCATAACGAGTAGAGGCTCGGGAAGTCTCATCGACCCCGTTGATTTTGATGGAGTTGGAATTTGATGAAATCGGCTGTGGGCGGCATTTCGGCGCCAGGATGCCGGTTGCGATCATGTCCTGAAGGAGACCATCAACAAAATCCTGTTGAACGAGGAAGCCACCGTCTGTGGGTACGGAAGAAGCCAAACCATCAGCTGCCGCATTGAAAAGCCGTGGATCGACGCTGCCGCCTCTCCTGCTTGCGTTAACAACGGCTACAAGCTGCTGTCCGAAGGAGCTAAAACGCTCCTTGCCTTCCCTTCCGTCCTTTACTGCCGTAACAGTTTTTGCCTTTTTGCGGGTTTCATCTTCCGATACGGAAAGATTCTTATGGATTCGCTCTTGACGTTCGAGGGTTGTAACTATCTTGTTGGTGTCCTCAATGGCGTCAAGCAGCTCATTCTTGAGGGCCAGTTCTGATTCGCTCAGATCCCGGCTCTCGTTTTGCGCCTTCGCGTCGATGGCCGTGCATTTCTCCATTAACGCGGAAACATCTTCTTTATACTGTGAAATTGTTTTCATTTTCTGCTCCTTTGTAGTTTGTATTTGATTTGACTAAGTAAATTTCTGCCTTCGCGAGAAGTGCCGCCGCTCGGTCATTCTGTGCCGGGGGTTCAACGTCCCGTTGTTCCGGTTCCGGTGCTGTCTGGGGTTCAGGTGGTTCAACGTCCCGTTGTTCCTCCTTCCACCCTTCCGCGAGAATGGCTTTTGCCTGGGCTTGAGACAGTCCCACGTCCCGTAAGGCCCGCTCAATATCCCGCTTTGTTAATGCTTCTTCGGATTCCCTTAAACTCTCAGGCACTTTGGAATAGATTGAAAGATCATGCCTGTTCTGTGCTTTTTCGCCTTCGTATATCCTGTCAACAAACCCCATTTTCAGGGATTCATCGGATGTGAGCCACGTTTCATCTTTCATCATTGCGAGGACTTCTTTTTTATCGATCCCGGTTCTCTTGACAAAATCGGTGGCTATGGATTCATCAACTTTATTCAAGATGCCACGCTCTTTTGTGATGGTCTCGACGAGTTCAGAAAGGTTGTCATCATTGTAATAGCCGAGAATATCAAAGAAACTGACGGCCTTATGAATCATCAGAAACCCGCCTTCGACTATCTCTATTTCATCTGCCGCCATTGAGATAAAAGAAGCGGCAGAGGCAGCCAGGCCATCTATATGGGCAATAACTTTAGCCTTATGCTGTTTTATGGCCGTATGAATTGCCCTTGCCGCAAAGACATCCCCGCCGGGTGAGTCAATTCTCAGGTGGATAGTATCAACATCCAACGCGTTTAATTCCTCTACAAAGGGTTGCGCCTCGATTCCCCACCAACTTATTTCATCGTATAAATAGACAGTGGCTTCCCCTTTTGTCTTGTTATCCACCCAGTCTTTTCTGTTAAGCATTCGTTTTGGTGCTGATCGCAGGACTATCATTTCTACCTCCTGTTATTATGGCTTTCCCGTTGCCGTTCCCTTTCTCCTCTATCGGGGTAAAGGGCAGTGCTTTTTGTTCTTTGGGTTCCTCAAGCGCCCGGCTTAAAGGGATCATATTCATTGGGACAAAGTATTCATCCCCACCGTTTATGGGGTCCATGTTCTCTTTATCTCTAATTTCATTTATCGAGATTGCCCCGACATTCCAGAGTAGTTTATAAAATTCGCCTCTATCCTTTGCGCTACCTCGCAATAAACCTTCGACGTTATGACGATAAAACAACCGTCTCTGTTCGTTCTTGTTGAGCAGTTGGATGTTGTAATTGCTTTCGAGACGTATCAGCCAGGGAAGGATTGAATCTGTGACGAAACTGATCTGCTCGGCCTCGATATTGTTAAAACTCGACTTAGACAGGTCCTTTAATTTGTGTGGGGGAAGGTTAAACCACCTCGCGATTTCCGGGATCTGAAACTGTCTGCTCTGTAAAAACTGGGAATCCTCCGGAGGAATAGATATGTTCTGGAGCTTCATGCCCTCTTCAAGAAGCATTAGTCTGTGTGCATTGCCTAATCCGCTGTGTGCCTCCGTCAAAGAAGATTTCAGATTAGCGTGACCCTCTGATGATAGTTTGCCGGGATGCTCAACAACGACGCCGGGGTGTGTGCCTTCCCCGAAGTATTTAGATCCGAACGATTCAAGGGCCATCGTGAGGCCAAGACCACGCCGGGCAAGGTTGACAATCGAATAGCCCTGAATGCCGTCAAAGCCGGGACCCGGAATATGGAGAATCTTGTCACGATTAAGCAGTAAATCTTCACCCTTCCCCATTTGGATTTCATATACGAGGGAGTCATCTTTCCATTTGATCTTCACCCTGTTAGGTGTAATAGGCCAGAGGGCCACTACATTCCCGTAGCCGTCTCTTACGATCTCCGCGTATCCGTTCCCCCACAAAAGGACATGTCCCATCATGACTTCACGCAATACTTGGGCTGTCATATACTCATTGGCCTGCCTGTACAGGACTGCATGAGCCGACATTGACTCTTGTATTGTAGTCGTACCGCCTTTTTTGCTTAGTAAATGTAAGGGGAGTGTTGAGACTGTCCCGGCTATCAACAAGACAGCATTCCATATCGGGGATAAAGTAAGGGCGTTGTATTCATCGACGTGTTCACCGGATAGGGACAACGATCCGCGCAAGGGCCATAACGGTTCATCCCATGCCTTCGGATCATTCAATCTGAGATTCAAGAATCTCTTGATTTTGCCGAATATATCCAAAAAGACCACCTTTTCTGCAGAAAAATGGTTAAAATAAAGATACTTCTCTAATTGTTTGACGGTGTGATTTTACAAGGGTAAAAGGGGGAGTTGCAAGGATTATTTGTTAATAATAACAAATAGATGGAAGATTGATGAAGTATTGTATAAATTGATGAAGTATCATGAAAGGGCTTTTGATTTTCTTATTACTTTTCTAATATTGCGCCTTGTATATTTATTGCCCTTGCTGATATTGTCGGTGTGCCATAATGGTTGTAAATTGGTATAATTAAAACATACTCTCTGGCTTCCTGGGATTGATAAATCAAATTTTGAACATGGAATTATGTGGTCAATGGTCCATCCTCCTTTCCCATAATTAT